GGCCTGGAGGGGTCCACTTAAGATTGAATAAGCGCTCGTATGCATCTTTTGCTGTGCTCTGGGCTTTGCTATCAATCCACTCTAGGCCCAACAAGAAAACATGCTGCTTCTGCATATCGAACATCCCCTCGATGACGCGGCGGCATGTTTGCCACCACTCTTCGGTACCTGTAGCACTGGGATCAAATTCGTTTAGGCGGCGAGCATATGTGCGCTTGAATGTCACATATCCCAAGGGGCCCCAAGGAACTTCAGCCTCTTTATAGGGCTCAATAAATGTATCTGATAATCTAAAGCGACGAATGTTTTCTAATGTTCTCATGTGTGTTTTCCTTTCCTTAGTTTTGTATATTTTGCTGAGAGTAGTTGCTGCTGTGCCTTGGGGTCTAGCGCGACTGGCGCGGTGACTATTTGATTGGGCGCGGCATGCGCCTGTGGCGCGGTGGGCCGAGGAAGGATCTTGATGTTGACGTTAGATGTATCCATAAATATGGGAAACACCATTCCATCAGGGCCGTTCCTATTCTTCGCAATGAAGATCTTGCCTAGATTGTTTTGCTTGTCCTCGATCGTGCGAGAGACAGAGAAAATGAAATCTGCCACAAAACATTTATTGAAGGCTTCTGAAATTTGTTCCATCGTAATAACCTCCGCGCTCAATCCTGAACGATTCGTTTGTGATGCTGTCCAAATAGGACACTGAAATTCTGTTGATAAAGCTCGAAGCTCTTCATAGATAGATTCCAGTTCGGTACGCTTCTCTTTTCTTATGGTAACCGGCTTCAAAAGATCGGCATAGTCTACGATAATCATTCCGGGGCTTATTCCTCGCTTTACAAGTCGAGAAAGGTGAGCGCGGATAGTGTTAGTAGAGGCTGATTTGGTGGGATATTCCTTAATAATAAGGCCCCCATCAAGCGCCTTGATCTCTTCATAGATTTCTTGCTTGAAGTTCTTGATATCAGAAAGAGGATAACCAGTGAGACAGCTGTCATAACGACTAGCGATGACAGTATCTTGAAGCTCTAAAGTATATTGCACCACAGTTTTCCCTTCTTTAAGCGCATTCGCGCCAAGATGAACTAGTGCCATGCTTTTGCCTGCGCCCGTGGGAGCAATCACAACTCCTAATTCGCTCTTTCCCAGGCCGCCGCCCACAATCGCATCAATATCTTTCCAGCCCGTAGAAACAGGGCTGCGATGCTTGGGGGCGAAGCGCACCTCAAAATCAGCCATGTAGTCATAGCCAAAATTGTTTTCAGATCCAAGTTTAAGCGCCTCGTTGATAACACTGGAGATTTCGTCAAAAGAACAGGTCTGCAGAAGCCCCACCGACTTCATCATTGCCTCTTTAAGGTTTTGCTTTCGGCAAAAGTCAAGGGAGGTTTCCTTGATATACTCATTGTCGTGAAGTTCTCGCGTATGAATTCTCGCATAATAATCGCGGACTTGTTTCTGAATAACCTCGTCTTCGCTTTCAAGTTCCGTGCGAAGAACAGCAATCATTGCTTCAACAGACGGATGCTTTCCATACTTTGTGCGATGGGTTACAACTTTCTGCAAAAAAACACGCAGATACTCTAGTTCTAAAAAGTTAATGTTCAATACTTCTGTGATTTGATCGGCAAATGCACGATCCTCAAAGATTAACTGAACAAGCCCTTCTTGGAAGGATTTTCCGTACCTCCCAAAACTTGCTTTTTCTGCTATCATTGATGTCCTCTGCTGGTCTTTATAATTATAGCGCCGGTGACTGGAAAGTCTATGTGAAAATGAAATTTATTTAGTTGCATTGTCAACGCACTCGTAATTGATCTTGTTTAACTGTGTCTTAAGATCCTCCCAGTTTAACTCACCAAATCCATCTTCTCGCATCATGCGAATTAGTTCAGTTCGATTAAATTCGCACTCAAAGTTTTCTATATTTTCTTTCGTATGCATTTTTGATTGGAAGGACATTTGTGGCGCATACAGCTGCATCATCTTGTAGTTATGTTCTATAAGACCTTTGCCCTGTATTACGCTATCATAAAATTTTACGCGGCTTCCTTTGTTTAACTGTCGACACCGCTCCATCACATCAGGAATGTTATATGTTTTACTCTCGCACAAAAATGGGAGGCGCTTTTGGATCGTCTTAAGTCCCACGCCCTTGATGCCGGGGAGATTATCCGAGGTGTCTCCCGCCATCGCTCGCGCTAATGCCATATTAGTAGGATGAATGCCTGTTGTTTCTACAATACGTTTTGCATTAAGCATCTCATTAACAGTGGGGCGCCACAGCACCGTTTCTTCATCACAAAGTTGCATAAAATCTTTATCATTGGAGACAATGATTTTCTGCCATCCCTGATAGTGTTCCATTTGTGTTACATAGGCGATGATATCGTCGGCTTCAATCTCTGGGAGGAGCACTTGAATAATCGGCATCTCGTTCATGTACTCAATGATGCGCTTTTGTTGCCACATCTTATTTTGCAACTCTTCATCATCTGTAAGGTTGCGGATGGCGCGGTTTAGCCTGATGGGCTTCCGGCCGGCCTTGTAATTCTTGTCCATCTCTTTGCGCTTGCGCGAACCATTAGGCCCATCCCACGCAATGATAATGTTGTCTGGGTTTGTTTCGCGCGCTAACTTCTGAAGGATCTTAATGAACCCCTTTAGGCCTCCGATGGGCTGGCCATTCGTAGACAACGAGGGATCTACAATGTAGGCCCTCAAATATGCGTTTAGCGCGTCAATAATCAATACTCTTTTCATAGTTTATAGCTCCCTGCAATTTTGCTATTAATGGTAAACACGACACGCTTTATGCCAACATATCGCATCGCGGCCATGCACATCGAGCAGGGCTGTGATGGCCTATAGGCGCCCTGCTTTCCTATTCTCGCCACATACAGAGTGGCACCTTGGGTAAGCCTTTTGTCTACTCCAAGAATGGCGCCAAGCTCTGCGTGTACTGTGGCCTTTCCCTGGTCTTTCTTGCGAAAACGCATTCCAAATGCACAATAGCCGCTCTTGTTATTACTCGTATTAATGACAGAGCCCCCTTTTACCAAAACCGCGCCATGGCGATAATCTGGAAATTCGGATAGATGGGCTGCTTTCTTTGCGTGTTCTAAATAACGAGCAATGCGACCGGCATATTCGTGCAGTTTATCTGGTCTACAGTCATAATCCGCCATAAAATAACCCCCTCAAGTCATATACATTATAACTTATTGAGGGGGCTAAGTCAAGTGTTTTTTTAGAATCGGAAAACGAGAGTCCACCGACCAGCGACATGATTCCACTTCCACATAAAATGAGGTCTGTGGTGTGCCATCACCCAGTGTCCGCGATAGAAGTATACCGAATAGGTGCCACGTGCTTTGGGCGGGGGCGGGGGCCTTGCGACATGATACTGGTGGTGTCGGTGTGTCGCGTGCTTATGGCGCGGCTTTTTTGCTGCGTGGTGCTGATGCGGTACCGCTCTTTTAGCGGACTGTTTCTGCTTGTGTGGCTTTGCATCGGCTACGCTGAAAGACATAGCCAAAACAAGTGCTGTAATTAATGAAATCATTTGTTCTCCTTGTGTGGTACTGTTAAATCTTCTGGTTCTGTATAGAAAGCATCTGCGCTTCCTTCACGTTTATCAAACTTCTGAATAATCTCTTCATCCATTAGACGCAGCACCCTCTCCTTAAATTCACTATCTGTTGTAATTAGTTGTGTCCATTTCGATGGTTGGAACTTTTTCTCGTAGTCTCCTATCTTTAACGTATACCATGCGCCGGCGCTTGTCAAGCAATCTGATGACTTAATGGCATCAAACCAACTTTCTTCATCGCGAATGCCGACTTCGTTGCCCCACAGAATACGGAAGGCACACGATCGGCCCTGTGTTCCAAAGCGGGACTTTTCCAGCTTAACTTTAACTTCGGATCCAATTCTAAATCCTTTCTCGTCAACAACAAAGGAAGACTTAGCCTTGCGGCCGGTCAGCCAGATGCGCAATGAATACGCATAAATCATAGCCTTTCCGCCAGGAGTCATATAAGGTGTCGTCATCGCCACAATGCGCGCGGCTGGTCCCTGGGGAATGTTTGTCTTCAACTGATTCAGAACAATGAATGTTGCCTGTTTATCGGCAATCGGAATGGTCAGTTTTGACATTCCTTTCGCAAGAATTCGCGCCTTCATTGCCATCGAAGACTGGGGATTGAAATCGCCTTCCACATCTGAGACTGCTGGCGTAAATGCCAGAGAGTCCCAGATGAAAACAAGCTTCTCATCAGTTGCTCCGAGAAGTTCCTCAATCGTTTCCAACACAAACTCGACAGACGATGCTTGAACGTACATTAAACGCTCCAAATCGCAGTCTGCTGCCTCTAAAAAAGTTGGGTCGATTGCTGACTCGGAATCAAAATATATAACGAGTTTTCCCTGTTTCTGGGCGTTTGCTGCTATTTGTGCAGCCATATAAGATTTGCCTGTGGATTCTAATCCTGCAATCTCGGTTACTTTGCCGACAGGAATGCCGGCGCGCTGGCCCTTGCAGATGATAGAATCTAACCAGCGTGAGCCGGTCGGGATCCACTCCTTTACTTGAGTAGGATTATCCCCTGTCAAGTCGTGTGCGACATTTCGGCCGGCTTTCTTGTTTACTAACGTCATCAGGTCTTGTAGTCCCACACGACCTGCTTTTGTTTTCTTTCTCATTCTGTTCCTCCTGTGTTGTCCATTATAACACAATGTAAACGCTTTGGCAAGTTGGTAATAATGATTTCTTTTGATTCTTTGGTCTTATTCATTCCATATGTCCATTGAGCATCATAGATTTGATAGTCTCGATAAAGAGATCTGATCTCGTCGCAGTCTCTATACGATAAAATCCAATTCTCTCTCTGTCTGAGAAGCGAGAACAAAGCTAAGTGTTCAAAGCTTTTATGCATATCGCCGGACATGCCATAGTAGTTATTACTACCGGGCGGCATAAAATAGGGAGGATCTAAGTACAAATAACAATCATGATTTTTTAAGGCTCTCTTAAAGTCAGCACAACGCACTGTAAAATTTTGCACCTTAAAGTTAGATATTTCGTCTAATTGAGATTCAGTAAATCGCATGCACGAGGCTTCAGCCGAATATCCTCCCGTTAATGTGGTGCCAGAAAAACTGCTGCGATTGAGCGCATAAACTTTTGCGGCCAAGTCGATGGTGCCGGGGTGCCCCTTCTTTAACGCAAAGGCGATCTCTTCTTTGAAGCGAAGAAAATCATCTTTCCGGAGCCCTCTCGCTCGAAAAGGATCTCTGGTCTTATCGTAGCTATAGAGTTGGAGGCGCCTAAACCTTCTGGCGGCGACGGCTAATTGTTGAGGCTTCTTTAACAAAGCATTCCAAAACCACACAATGGGCTTGAAGCCTTCATAGCCGTGTATAACAATTCCTCGCTCTGCGAGGGCTAGCTCAAACGAGCCGCCCCCGAGAAAGGGGGAGCAAAGCTCCCCACAATCATCGGGAACGAACTCCATCAACGTATCTATAGCACGGCTTTTACCGCCAGGATATCGTAATGGAGTTTTCATCACTTAGCCGCATTGGCAATGTTCTGACTGCGCCAAGAACCGCTGTCGATGGCTTCTTCAAAGATATGGTCACACTTATCCCAAAGGTTAGACCAACACCCGAATTCGGCATGTCGCGAGTTAAAACGCTTACGGAAATACATCGAAAAGCGCGTCTCAAGCATGCTAAGGATCTTATAGCCTGCCTCGTCCCAAATCGCCTCCAAATCCTTGTCGGTAAGTCCGTTTGCCAAAATTACCTTTCCAGTCTTGCGATCCAGCTTGAAAGCGTTCTTTAAAAGACCGTACATTACTGGCTGCATATAGTCAGGAAGAAGCGCGACACTTTGAGTGCTTCCATCAAACATCTGCTGGGCGAAAAACTTGCGCTTGGCGACATCCTTCCTCATATCAGTTTTCCCACTCTTGCGCACAATCTGTAAATCATCGAAAGATTCATCACCACTGGCGTTTCTTTCAAAAGCAGTGCGCAAATTCTTCTGAATGTAATCATTCATAGCGAGAATGCGGTTTGCATGCACAAACAACTTTTCAAAGTCACGGCTTTTATCCGCATCTTCTAGAATCATCGTAGAACGATAACCCTTTCGCAAGATGTTGTGCATCTCATCACCGGTATCTAACCAGTCACTTCTTAGCGCCGGAACGCCCGTGTACATCAAAGAGATAACCCGGTCAATTCTGCACTCTTTCTTGATCAAGGCGCCTTCGACATTCTTTTCATTTTCTCGCCAGCCGATATTTGCAGAAATGTCTGCGTTGAGATACGCCTTAAGGTGGTCAAAAAGCCCACGTTGGTTTTGCTCGCTATTTAGCTTCTGCGTTTCTCGACTATTCCACGTCTCAGCAGCCGTGCGAATTTGACCATTGTTCTCAAAGAACCTGTTCTCAACAAAGGTGATGGACACCTGCTGATCAGTGGCGTTGGCTGCGCCTTGCGCAATTGCCTCGATCGTATGCTGCCCATCATAGTGGCCAGAGCCATCTTGCTTGCAAGAAAATGATATAGTATTGGTTTCAGAATCGTAACTAACCGACCCATCGTCAACCACAATACAAACTCCGCCGTTATATACAGCAAAGCCCGGCAATTCCTCTAAGGTTTTTCGAATAGCCTTAACTTTGGGTGACTCAGAATTAAGGGCGCGCGGGTTCGTACCATTTGGAATCGCAAACAACTCGCTTTCTGGTGATATGCGGATATAAGCATGCCCAAAGCGCGCCTTCATGGGCATGCCCATCTTCTTCTTGGTATCTCGATTTTCCTTTCGATTGCGTCCCAGCTGGACAGTTACTACCGAAACTGGAATGTCTTCATCGTTTTCGGTGTATAGTTCTAAAGTATGCATTTTATTTCTCCTTTTTGTTTTATAATTTGCATGTTAGCTTCATCTGCCTATCTATAGGCGAAGCATTAATGTATCTCTTCATCTGAAGAAAGGTGGCAGAGTATTTTAGCCCCGCTCTGCCATCGGTACCAGACGCCCCTAGTTACTACTAGCCACTCATCAATTCATCAAAGGCACGGTCTACATCGCTTTTTGCATTTGCGGCGCCGTACTTGGCTGTCTCAGAAGAGCGACTTTCAGCGGAAGAATTTCCGGAAAGCTGCTCATCCAAGATTGCGTCGACCTGGGATGCACTAAGACGATCAAATAGACCATCAAAGTCGGGCATACGATCGAGGAGGGCGGGGATCGCATCTGCCTCTTCCAGGAGGGTGGACGTGTTTCGACGCATCTTCAGGTTTGTCTGAGGATATGCTCCAGGCTTGGTGGGCTTTGTATAGGTAAGGGTAATGTCCGTTCCCTCGTTGATGTCGGTAACATCACCATACTCGGGATCCAGAATGTATCCCAAAAGCAACTCGTAAGCCTGCTTTCCGTAGCCGTAGACTTTAATTCCCTCGTCTTCGCGGCCACGCACAACAACGGGCGAGAAATAGCGAGTGCGCACAAAGAGTGACTTTGCAAGCTTCTTGCTCTCCTCATCGTTCTTGTCTACTCCTTCGCGCCAGAGCGAAGAAGCAAATTCACAAATGGGGCAGTTTTCTCCAAAGTTGCGCTTTGGACACATAATGCCACCACGATGCTCGCCCACATTATAGTGGAAGAACATTTCCTTAAGCGGATCGCCATCGTTTGTCGGCACGATCCGAATATCTGTATCGCCCTCATCTGGCTTGAACCAGGGTGAGTTTGCGTCCTTATTTCCTTCGCCGCGAAGGGTTGCGAGCTTCTTTCGCATTAGTTCCATATCAATTCCCATTTTAGTTTTCTCCTGTTGTTGGGTAAAGTAAATCAAGCTTTCCTTGATTCCTATTGTATAACACTCAACGTAGCTTGTCAAGTGTATTCTTGTATTGCGTTAGTGTGGGCAACGCAGAGCCCAAAGTCATCGTGTTCTGTTTCATAGATTGCATAAGAAATTTTGCGAAATGCGTTTCGAGGTTTCTCTTTTAACATATCGACTATCTTTTTGTGCAACCCTCCTTCGTTCTCTAATCTGTTTTTGTTTATACATAAATAATAACACAGGTCACGCTCCATGTCAAGCTCATAAAGCCATTTTTCTTCAAGATTTTTTGGATTAAGAATTCCGTAAGCTCTGATACGATTAATATCGAGCGGCTTTGCGACTATTCCGATTTCTGGCTCTGCATGATCAAAATAATTTATGTAATGAACGGTGGAAAAAATAGAATCATTAATCATATCATAATATCTTTTAATTGGAATATCTCCGATGGTTTTTTCAATTAGAATGTTTGAAAGTACAGTAAACGAGTTCAACAATCCCGATCTCGCATATTCTTGTAAAATACTAAAGACAGCTTTATCAAGTAATTTAGGGACACCAGTCATCAGTTCTGCATCCGGCTGAATATAGAATAAATCAATCTTCTTATTTTTAATTTGCTGTAAAATTCCTAATGAATAATTTGAGCTAAAAGAGGAGCCCACAATAAAAAACTGTATGTGGTCGCTAACTTCCGAAAAGAACTTTTTTACATTCGGAATGTTTTGTTCGTATTCTTCTGGTGTCTTGTGCGACTTAAGCTTGAAGCTATATTTTGATTTTTTTTCAATACTATCGTTCAGCATGTAAGTGCTGTAGTTTTTTGTTTGTTTAAATTTCTCGGCAATCTTTGAGGCAGCATTGCCTAGGCCAATAATTGAAATCACAGCTTTATCTCATTTAGATTATGATAATCTTTTCCTGCTCTAAAGTTTGACAAATAACCATCTTCAAACACCTCTCTAATTCCCACCACAATATCCCTATCTTCATCTGCATAGTCAATTACAACCTCATCATGAACAATATGTGAAATAAAGGACTTCTTGCCTTCAAGCATCTTGTCGATTAGAACAGCTTTTGACAATACGCGATCTGCGGTTGTACTTTGGATCAAATAGTTTAAAGCTTTTCTCTGTTCCACTTTAATTTTGCGCCCATATGGAGTATTAACATAACCATCTATATAGTATTTGTCAAGAACTTTCTCACGATCATAATAATCTGATTCGATATCATTGGACTCTGGGTTATATAACCATGCGAAGAAATAGAGTTTTGCTTCGGAGCGCGTCATTTCTAAATCGTTGATAACATTCTGAATATTCCATTCATGTACATCGTAAGGTGGCTGCTCTTGGCCGCACAAATCGAGCAAGGTGCGGATCTCAGCTCCGTTATAATCAAGGCTCATCATAAGATCATTATGGGGCTTGATTATTCTTCTCAATTCTCTCTTGAGAGTCAACATCGGAAACGATTCAGGATGAGTGGTGAGCCTTCCTGTGATTGTTCCAAACATATTATAATCAATTGTTTTGTAATTCTTCATTAGTTCCTGAATCTTCTGACGATTCATCGAAGAATAGAAGAGCTGCTTGCAATCTTCGCTGCTTAAGTTTAACCTCTGATACCTAATCTTATGCAATAGCTTATATACGCTGTTTAGGTGCTCGTAATTTGGAGGAGTCTCACATGTCTTGAACACGTGCTCTGTGATCTTGTTTTTGATCTCGCAGAAGCGTACAAGAAAGTCGTGAGGAATTAAGTCAAACACGCAATGATCCGCCATATTAACCTTAGCGATCGTGAAAGACTTGAGATAAGCCTTCATTTTTCTTTGGGCAGCTCGAAGCTCCTTGCTCAAATCTTCTGGGCAGCAATCGGTAATAGGGCGCCCTCCAGCGCGTATCCAGGCATACTCCACCGATGGATCTGTGATGGATGCGCTGTAGCGCCAAGTCTTTGTTAGGTTTTCCGGAAAATTCTCAAACGACAACTTGCCGTCTGCGTAAATTCCAATACATTCTGACTTATCGTCAAGGGCCTGGAATATCAATAACCACCTCCGCCGGATTTAGTTGAAGAATCAGAAACTCCTGCAGCTGCATTTTTCTTAGCCTCGTTACTCTTAATAGCATAACTCAAAGAGCCAACATAGTCAAATGGTTTATTAATAAATCTTTCAAAAAGAGCTATTGAAGAAAGTGCTCCGTTGCTCTTAGCCACAGCTGTGCATTTATTAATAATATTTAATATCTCTGCATTTGAAAGTGTTGTCTCTTCTTCCCATATTCTTAGTCTAAAGTAATAATCCAAGAAATAATCATCGGAAAATTGAGTTTCATAATAATCAATTGAATAATTGGCTGGAATGATCAATTTATTAATTGTGTTTCCATCGCATATTTCTTGAACTAAGTAGCTTTTTTTAACTTTATCATATAATCTCAATAAATCATATTTAAATTTTTTATAATATAGAAGCGCAACGTTCGAAAACATTCTTTCAAATATTATAAAAGAATCAGTTAATCCGCCTTGAAAAGCGCTGTAATTAATCATAGCTTCTGAATTTAAATCAGCTACGATTCTCCACGGAGCGTTGCTGTCGATCATAAATCCATATTTATTGCAAGTTGTAACATAAAAATCCCAATTATTGCTTTCGACAAACTTCTCCATTTTATCAAAATCATTAGAAACATCTAGATCTGCAATTTCTATCGCAAATCCAGATACATTAATTGGACATTGTTTGCTTTTTATATACCCGGTTTGTGTAAAAGGATATTCAGGAGCAGGCTTTGATATAATTTTAAACAGCTCTTTCATAAAATGTCCAAAATCTGCTACTTTTATTTTATCTTTTTTAAATCGTTTTATTATTAAATCGTAATATGTGTTTAGATAATTTTGATATAAAACATCTGGATTTTCATATGCTCTATACACCTTTAGATTGCTTAAATATTGATCAGTTGGGGAAATTTTACGCTGGGCGGCGCATCTTTTAAATTGAGCGGCCATATCTTCAAAAGCTCTTACAACAAAACCAACAGCAGAAACTCTTTGACCATTTGCAATAGCGCTATTAAACGAATCAAAATTAATTGGATCAGTATTTTTAATTGGTATAAAAAAATGATCAACACGACCATATAATAATTTCTCACCAGCATTAAAGTCTATAATGTTTTTATATCCTTGACCATACATTCTTCTTTTATAAATTACGTTTTTATAAAATAAATTAAAAGTTGTGTCAAAATTTGATTTTTTAAAATATGTATCGTCTGCCATTTAATTTATTCCTGTTATTATAGGTTCGGATTAATTACAGTGATCCGACAGTATCTCCTGCTTCTTTTTGTGCTTTCTCTGCGGCTTGCTGAGATTTACGCTTTGTGTGTCCAACATCTGTGGAACTACAACCATCACCATCATTGGCACCTCTATATGATTGCCTCTCATTGTCTGCTTTTTTATCTAAATTATTATTTGTATCATGCACCCATTTAGCATGAAGCGAGCTTTTTGCCAAGCCAGCACCAAACTCATGCGTTGATCTAATTATCATGCAATAGCCGCCGATTCCATATTCCGTTAAATTAAGCTCGCTATCAGCTTCTAAATTTGTATTAGGAGCAAACCCTCGCGGATCTACAAAAATATAGGAGCCTGGAAATGTTTTTACATTTAGATAAGTGTCAACATCAACATCATAAACGACTCTTAATTGTTTTAAGCCGTCGTAACCATCTTGCTCAAATCTAACTTCTGGAAGACCTTTAGAATCGGTTTTAGAAAGCTTAATGTCTTTTATGATTCCCCTATTTTTTCCGAGAACATAGTGAAAGATTCCGGCTTCTTTGTCTTGTTCAAGATCTCCCTTCATTTTTTCTTTAGGCGAAGTGCGGCCCGCAAAATATGTTAAATAATTTGTTTCAAGAAAAACGCCAGGATTGCCGCCATCTGGCGTTTTTCTTTGGCCTGAAATATTTAAAACTGGTTTTTCGACTGCATCTATATCCAAATAATAATCTGTTGGCTTAGCCCCGTTTGATGCTGGTGTAGTTA